TTGCTGTCCCGGTCGGTGCAGAAGTGCCCAGGGTCGCCCTTCTTCGGGTTGACGAACCCTTCAGGCAGATCCATGCCGACCGCGAAGTTGAAGTTCGCCGGATTGAGAGGGTCCTTGGCCGTTTCTTCTTCCATAGCCAATTCCTTCTTCAACTGGTCCTGGACCGCCATGACTTCTTGATTTTTCGCCATTGTCTTACTCCGTGGTTTACGCCCCGTCGGGCGAAGTGATGGGGCCAAGGGGCCCCGGTTGTGTGACTACCGCCACGCGACCCAGTAGATCACGTCTTCATCGGTCTGCATGAACGCCGCCGGGATCGTGAACCCGGTTCCGCTGGTTTCTTCGTGGGTTCCGGCCGGTGCGTATCCCGTCCCGTGCCCGGTCGGGCTGTTGGGCGCATCGTCAGTGGTGTCGCCATAGACGGTGGGCCCACCTGATGTCTGGAGAACCGCAGCACCGTCGTCCATGTAGGACTCGACCATGTACCCGACTGGCATGCCCTTGAACCACCGCACCTCTCGGTCGTAGGTGGTCGCCGCCGTGTCCTTGTAGACGAGCTGCACCATCGAAGGCACGAACCCCACGAGAACATTGATCGCGGTATCAGCGTCAGCAGAGACAAGTCCGCTGGCGAAAGCCTTGTCGCCGCTTTGGGCGCCAGGGTTGCTATAAGTAATGTCTCCCGCTGCCATGTTTGTCGCCTCCCGTGAGGTTTGATGGGGGCCCGAAGGCCCCCGGTTGTTGACTACCGGAACGCGATCCAGTGGATCACGTCACTGTCGGCAGCGCCGGTCTGGTTAGCGGGGATGGTGAACCCGGTCCCCGCAGTCGACTCGTAGCTACCGGCCGGATCGTATCCCGATCCTGACGCGGTAGGACTGTTGCGAGTGTCATCGGTGGTATCGCCATAGGGGACGGTACCAAGCGACGTGGGAAAGGTCAGATCCCCGCCATCGCTGATGAGAGCGTAGGTCGCGTCGGTCATGCTCGAGGTGTAAATCATCATTGTGTTTGCCGTCGCTCCCGCGTCGATCAAAAACAAGATGATCACCGAGGGCACGAAGCCAACGATGACATTCACCGCAGCATCAGCGTCGACGATGACAGAGCCGTTCGCACAGGCTTTGCCAACCAACTCTCCACCTTTGTTGGTGTAAGTGATGTCTCCGACTGCCATTTCTATCACCTCCTATAGAGGTTTGGGTCATGCCCGGCCGCCGTGTTTCAGACGGCCGAACTGATTTCACGAGTCGTCAACGAGTGCCTACCAGGAGGCCAAGCACTCGATCCGCACCATCCAGTTGTCGTTCAGGATCGTGGCACCCTTGCAGAACTTCCAACCGGCAGTCGCCCGCTGGTGCAAAGGATCAGCCGATCCACCGGCCGGGTTGTAGTACGTCGCGCTGGAGCCCTTCAGCTTCACCACTCCGTATGCTTCCTTGGCCAGGACGAGGACGCTGTAAACGTCCGCGGCTGTGTCGGTGGCAGAGGTCGCCCGCCAGACAGAGGCAGGGGTCGGACCATTGGTCGTCGCCACACCGGAGTCCGGGAAGATCTTCGACAGGGTGGAGGTCAGGACACGGATGTTTCCGATCTTCCCGATCTCCGACGGGTAGGCCACGCTTCCGCCGGAGTATTCCTCACGGTTCAGGAATCCGGTCAAAGCCCGGAAATCCTTGGCGACGTGCGGGTGGCAGATGGCCACAAACGCCGGCCCGATGGGCTGGGTTGCGACCTTCGTGCTTGCCGCCATCGTACCGTGGAAATACTTGGCGTCTGCGCCTTCGAGCATGGTCACGGCAGTCTCGATCTGAGTCGCCGTGATCACGCCACCAACGGTGACACGTCCGGTCAGGACGGTTCCGCCACCAGCCGCGACACGCAGGAACGAGGTCCCGGCGTTGATGATGTCACGAGTGATGATGTCGGCCGTCTCGGCCGCCTGCTCGGCGAGCTTCTGGGTAGCGATGCTCAGGATCGGGTCGACGTGCGTGAAACTCACCACGTCGGTAATGCCAACCCAGTCGCCATACCAGCGAACCGTGCCGATGACGTTCTCGTAGGCCAGCTTCTTGCCCGCGGGCGTAATGCCCTCGGTCAGAGGCACCAGGTTGGGAGCCAACCGGGGCCAGCGCCGCCACAAGACCTGTTCGCCTGTGTTCTTCTTCAGGGTCGTCGGCATCCCGAACTTGTCGTGGACTAGCTTGGGATCGGCAACACTCAGGAACACCTTGTTGTACCAGGCGCGGGTGAGAAAAGGCATTTGAGTACCACCAGTAATAGTGGCATCAACTTCGCTCGTGGCCCGATACTCGGCCATAGTCTGAAAGTTACTCATCGTCGTTCACCCCCTTCGAGGGTTTTATCCTTCTATGCCATCCAGTATTCTGAGGACTTCATCCCCATCCATCGCCATCAACTGGCGAGCCTTGGCCTGATCGCTCATGTCGGATGAACCGGCTGGGGTAGACCCCGTGGCTTCCGACTGGTGGCGCTTGGCCAGGCTACTGGACCGCTGTTCTTGCTTCTTCGGACTCCCGAACGCACCGCGACTCTGGAGTTCTTTGGCTAGTAGGATGGCACCAGCCCCGCCGTCCCTGTAAAGGGTCTGTTCTTCTGCGGACATCTTTCCGATTTCGTCGTAGAGTGACTGGACGTTTTCGGCCTTGAAGCCCTCAACGTGCTTGCCAATCATCGTGGCCAGCCGTTGATCTTCTTGGTTCTTCATGACCGAATCCAGATCGCCAGGCTTCAGGCCGAACTTCTTGGCGAGAACGCGCTCGATGTGGGGCTCCATGTAGCCTGTCACGTCGGGATCGTCCGCGTCCGCGGGTGGTTCGGCCGGTAGTTCTTCCGGCTTCTCTGGTCCCAATGCCCTGGCAATCAGCTTCTCGTTGAGCGCGTCGGCCTTATTCAGGCGTTCGGTCAAGTCGGTAAACCGCTGCTCCGTAGCACTGGGCTCTGGATCGGGAGCGGGCTCGGCCGGTTGTTCTTCTGTCGGCGCGGGGGAAGGATCGCCCTCTGCGGGCTTCGTGATCCCCAGAACCTTGTCAAGATCCAACGGGCCATGTTCCTCGTCGTCATCGATAGGCGGGCCATCAAGCCCTCCGGTGGTCATGTCCTCCGGTTCCGGCGGGGCCTCGGGCTGTGGCGCCTGTTCCTCGCCTTGCGGCGTAGGGGGCGCTTCTGCCTGATAATCCTCCGGCTTCGGGGGCTCCTCGCCCACCAGGTCGATGATCTCTCCCATTTCCACAACGTCGTCTAAGTCACCCATGACTGTCCTCCGTGTTTTCCGCCCCGTCGGGCGAGTTTGTCCTTCCTATGATCCACGCTAGGATCGTTCTCGCTTCTGCTGCTCGTCCATCATCAAAGGCCCTCACATACGGCCATTCAGGTCCCGTGGGCACGTTCGCGCTACTTGCCGTCCCAATCGCTCTGTCTAGGTACTCAAGCAGGGGGTCCAGATGCCCCGCCGCCCTGGCCGCCGTTAGCTTCCTGCGAACCTCCTGAAGGTCCTCCCGGTTGTCCTGTTGCATTGATCAACTCCAGTGCCCTGCGTTCTTCAAACTCTTGCAACTCGGCCTGGTACTCCTCTGACGACTTTATGATGTCGCCAGATTCGCCAAGTATCTCCAGGAACAGGCGCCGATATAGAACGTCGTCACGCGCAGGCGAGGGGATGCCTTGTGCTGTCCGTTGTTCCGTGATTTGCAGCGCCATCATGAGATTCTGAATCCTGTCTTCCTTCTCGGCCAAATACTTCGAGCCCATCGCCCTGACGAGCCAGCCACGACGAATGGCCGCTGGCGAGACTTCCACTTCATGCGCCCGCTTGTCCTGCGTGATCGTGAACAACTGGTCCGTGTCGATGTACTGGGCGTTCATCTCCAGGAAGATGTTCAGGGCCTCAGTAATCAGCTCGTCCTCTGCGTCCTCGACCAGGCCGCCCAGCTTGGTGGCCATCACATTCGTATTGCGTGCCGTGCGGGTGGCCGTCTCATCCTTGGCCGACCCCGTGTTGATGGCGCCGGAGAACCGCTCGAACCTGGAGATTGCCGCATCGACCGTGGCCATCCCAAGCGGGAGCCCCTGGAAGTTCTTGGCAATCGGGTTGATGGTCCCCTGCTCGGTGACGTAGTGTTTCACCCCGGGGCCGCTGGGTTTCATGACCCCGTGAGCCAACTGGTCCTCGACGACCTCCAGCTCGTTCTGGATGACGGAGTTCACCGCGTCGATGTTCTGGTTGTGAACCGCATTGGCCGTGTCCTGCTCGTCCAGGCACTTCAGCATCGGCCCCACGCCGTAGGTGGCGCCCTCGGGGACGATCATCCTGGCGTTCTGGATCATCGGCCTGCCGCTGAACATCGGGGACGGCTCGCACCGGATCACGCGGATATCGTTGGCCACGGTCACGATGTAGTTCTCGAATATCTTCTTCTCTGACCCGTCGCCGACCTCGAACGTGCCGTGCATTTCCTTGAGTTCAACCTTGTCCTTGCCGTGCGGTAGCTGCATCCCAAGCGCCAGCTTGATCAACTGATCGCCATCGTTGTCACTGGACCGGTCCTCGGATGTCATTTCGTGGATGTCTTTCACGTTCTCGTAGAGGCGCCATCCGTCCTCGTTGGCCCTGGCCTTTTTCTTGATGTACGCCTTGGTCCGCCACGTCCGCATGATCCGCAGGGCGCCGAAGGCTTCGTTCGGGTTCTGCTCCTGGACGTAGTTGAAGATGCTTCCGATCTGGATGATCGGGCCCTCGTAGATGACCTCCAGGTCCTTCGGGGGCCGCGGGGGTCGGTCGACCTGGGGCGGCGGGGGCGGCTGGTCGCCCATAGCCTGTGCCCGGTGGCTCACCTGTTGGTAGTCCTGGGCTAACTGCCTGCGCTCCAGCTCGAACTTGGCCATCTTGTCGGCCCACTCGGCCATCGCGTCGGTGTACTTGTCGTACTTCACGGCCTTGCGGACATCCCAGGAAGTCGAAAACGGGCAGTTACCCAGCAACACCAACGACCGGATGGCGGTACGCATCTCACGCCTGAACTTGCCCTGCTCGATCTGGTAGATCAGCAGGTACTTGTTCAGCTCGGCCCAAACATCGTCGTTCTCGTCGAACCCCTTGCGGGACGGAACGACCTCCAACCAGTCGTACTCGCCGGTCATCGAGGCCGAAAGGATCTGGGCTGTCAGTGTTTCCACCGCGTCCCACGTCAAGGCCAGGAACCGGCAGGAGCGATTGGACTGCTTGGCGTAGGCGGCCCAGTTCTTGTCGAACTTGTTCAGGTAGGCCATCAGAAGGCGCTTCCAGTCCTGCTCCAGTTCTGACCGCTCCTCTTTCATGTCCCGCCAGTTGTCGACAACGGCAGAGCGGATCAACTCAAGTGTCGCCTTGTCTTTGACCTCAATAGCCATCAGAACCCTCCACCGGGGAGTTGGTCGGCGGTAATGTACTTTTCACCCTGAAACTGCCTCAAGGCCCGTTGTTTTAGCTGCTCGCGGTTCGGTATCTTCTTGGTCGCAGCGGCCCGAAACTGGTCCCAGTGGTGATCTTCGCAATTCGTATCCACGTCCTCGATGTTGTTCTTGTCCCGCTCCAGCATGGGAATCGTCCTGATGAAGTGATGACAGTGCCGCATTACAGCGAATCTAGCCCGGCCGTTGGTTACAGACAGCAGGTTGTGAACGGCCTGCTTTTGGTTGACCCGGCTGTTCGGTCCCTTCGGCCACTTCCGCCACCCAAGTTCCCTGCCGCCAAGTTCCTCGACCAGACGGCCGGTCTGTCCTCGTTCTTCCCAGCACTGGCCATCCAGAAGCCCATATGGCACCCAGATGTCGTTCATCGACTCGAACGTCTCGATCTTCCGGCGAACCTCTGACGGGGCCTCTTTGGAGCCCACGTTCGGCTGTCCGCCCCAGCCGTACAGTTCTTGGCCCATAATCAGGCGGCCGTCGTTGTCGGGGAAGTACCAGCCGGCGGCGTAGGGCTCGACGTACCCCCAGTCCATGCACCTGAATACCGGCTTATCTGACGGGATCGGCGCCGGGTCGATGATATGAACGTCTGGATCCCACTCAGGAATGGCGGCCCCAGCGATGATGTCCCAGCGGCCCTTGCGGAGCGCATCGGCCAGCAGCGGGTCAGAAAGCTCGTAGATCCGGTCTGCGTAGCCAGGATCGGCCTGCATGAGGATCTGGTTGTCCTCGAGCTTCGACGGGATGAACACGCGCCAGTAGCGATCACCGCTCTTAGTCTCCACCTGGAAGCCCTGGCCAGGCGGTGATGGGTCCACGAACCTGGACTTGACCCAGGAGTGGCCCACGCCGCCGGGGTTCGTAGCGGCCCGCACGCGCACCCTGGCGCCCTTGGCCGAGCGCAGACGGGTCATCAGGTAGGTGTAGGGGAACGGGGTTGGCCACTGGGTCAGCTCGTCCCACCCGATCCACGAATACTGCTGGCCCTGGAACTTGTAAACGTCCTTGTCCTTCTCGATGGCCCTGAACCGCAGCTTGGCGCCGTTCGGGAAGTTCCACTGGCTGCGACTGACGGAAAAGCACTTCTCGCCGTAAACAGGACCGAATATCTCCATCGACCGGCCTATGATGTCCTCCATGTCGGGGAAGAACCGCCGGAAGTAGACTCCCTGCCAGGCCGGGCCCTCGTTCTCAATGTCCTGGGCAAAGTCCCCCAGCAGGCCGTCACTCTTGCCGCCGCCTACCGCCCCGCCGTACATACACTCAAACGCCGGGCACTGGAGCAGTAGCCGCTGCGGCCCGGGCTGGGCCTCCCAAGTTATCTTTGTGTTCGCCTGGCTCAACGCATCTTCCTTAATCCCGGCAGCCCGCCGGTCCTTGGTGAAAACGCCGGGTTCTGCTTACGGACGACGTAGCCCTTCTTGCGCTTGGTCGTCAAACCCTTGAGCGAGGGAACCCCAGAACCCTTCATGGGGGATAATGGTAGGATTAACTGGGGCCCACCTCGCATTAATTTCTG